AAGAACCTACGCCGGGTTTGTTTAGAACATTTGACGCTGAAGGCAAGCAGACTACTTTTGGCATAACGCCCGGTGTAGGCACAGACATTGCTAGTATTATTGACCCCATGAGTAAAGTATCTGTAGGTCTTGACCAACAAGCAATTAATGACCTGAGTGCTGCAGGTATTGATGTTCTGGGTATTCAAAATAAAACACTTGGTACTCAAACTAAATTTAGCGGGTCTCAGCTAGAAGCATTGCAACCTCATCTTAATCGACTTGCATTTCAAAATAGAGTCAAAGATGTAGAACAATCTGATGCTTTCAAAGACCTTGCTAGTATTATTGATGACCGCAGTATACTGGATAAGGTAAAAGATGCTGTAGTTGATGTGGCTATGCGAGGTACTACAAGTGCTGAATACTCGAAAGCAGTTCGTGAAATGGCGGTAAGTATAGCAAACGCATCTGAAAGCCAAAGCGAAAGAGATGATATAGCTAATCGTGTAGCAGATATGCTTCGTGACCCAGAAAATCAAAAGACACGGACTGAACTGGGCATGGACCTTGCGCCTGTTATGACTGGTAAAGAGTACGAAGCACAAAAAACACTTGCTAGAGATATTGAACGTAATACTGCAAGACGTGCTGCTCTGGATAAGATTACACGTGCTGCTAAAGAATCTATTGCAAGCAAACCCGATGCAAGTACACCAAGTTTTCGTGCAAGTAGAGACTTAGAAGATAGAAGCACACCAAGTTCTCGCGTTGAAAGAGATGTTTTAGATAGAGTTCGTGACGCAGCGCAAGATTCACTAGATAGAGACAGTGGCATGTCAACTGCTGAGATGGCTGCACGTGATTACAGCGGTGGTGACTCTAGAGGTGAGTTTAGTGGTAGCGGTGGCTTTAGGTCGCAAGCAACAGGTGACCGCACTTCTAGTCGAGTAGGTTTTGATAAGGGCGGTATAGCCAAACAGATGAAGAAGAGTGGACTGTCTTCTAAAAAATAAGTTCACATAACTGGCTACCTAACCCCCCTGACACGGCATACGGTTAGCCCCGGTAAGGAGACAATAAATGTCTGACCAAATTATGGCTGAAGAAATGCAGCCTGAAACTAAAGTAGCTTTTGCAACTCGTAAATATAGCAATGAAGAGAAGCGAAAGAAAGAGCAAGAAGAACTGGACGAACTCGTTAAGGCGCAGAGTGGCGAAGTAGAAGAAGAGCCGCAAGAGCAAGAGGCAGAGCCAGCAAACGCAGAAGAAAAAACATTTAAGAAGCGTTACGGTGACCTGCGCCGACACATGCAGGATAAAGAAAAAGAGTTTCAAGACCAGCTTAATGAACTCAAAAAACAACTGTCTGATGCTACTAAGAAGGAAATGAAACTGCCTAAGTCTGATGAAGACATCGACCAATGGGCAAAAGATTATCCTGATGTAGCAGCTATCGTTGAAACAATTGCAATGAAGAAAGCGTCTGAGCAAGCATCTGCTTTGGAAGAACGCATGAAAGCAATTGATGAGATGCAGCAGTCAGCATCAAAAGAAAAAGCAGAAGCAGAACTTATGCGACTGCATCCAGACTTTGATGAGATTCGTGACAGTGATGATTTTCACGAGTGGGCAGAGCAGCAACCTAAATGGGTACAAACTGCTCTGTATGAGAACGACAATGATGCTCGTTCAGCAGCCCGTGCAATCGACCTGTACAAAGCTGACAGTGGTTTAACCACTAAAAAATCAAAGAGTGATAAAAACGCAGCAAAATCAGTGGATGCAAAGAACAGTCGTTCTAAACCACAAGACGATGAGACTGCAACTTATATTCGTGAGTCGGAAGTAAACAAGATGTCTTCCAAAGAATATGAGAGACGCTCAGACGAAATCATGGAAGCTATCCGCACAGGAAAGTTTGTCTATGACATGTCGGGGTCAGCCCGATAAAAAAAGTGTTGACAAACAGTTATCTTTCAGTATAACTATAGACAACATTAGTGTAAGTGGGTTCGCTACCTGCTTGCACTTTCCAGCAAACAATTCAGTCTTACGGATTACCTGAAGAGCATGGCCCGTTGAAAATGTGGTAGGCCAACTGCATATGATACGCACCCATTGTGAATCAGCCTCTGGTTAGTCTAATGAGTTTGCATCTGTAAAGAAAAACGCCAACTTAGGAGAAATATCATGGCTTTTAATTCAGCAGCCGGGTATGGTAACCTTCCTAACGGTAATTTTTCACCTGTAATCTACAGCAAACAGGTGCAGCTTGCTTTCCGCAAGGCCGCTGTTGCTGACGCAATCACCAACAACGACTACTTTGGTGAAATTGCTAACATGGGTGATTCCGTTCGGATTATCAAAGAACCCGAAATCACAGTTAAGGCATATGAGCGTGGTACTACTATCACTCCTCAAGACCTTGATGACGAAGACTTCAACCTGACAATTGACAAAGCTAACTACTTTGCATTTAAGGTTGACGACATTGAAGAGGCACATTCACACGTAAACTTCCAGTCTCTGGCAAGTGACCGTGCGGCTTACCGCCTCGCTGACCAGTTTGACCAAGACGTTCTTGGTTACATGGCTGGTTTCAAACAGTCTGCTCTTCACGGCGCAGCAGACACCGCTAACACAACTGTTAATGGTTCTAAGGCCGTATCAACTGCAGGTTCTGACGAACTGCTTACCAGCATGAAGCTGCGTAAGGATAGCTTTGGTAACATCACCACTGCTTCTGCAGGTGACCACTCAATTCCGCTGGCTGCACGTCTGCCGGGTGCTACTGCACTGCCGACTGCAACTGCATCACCTCTCATGGTGATTTCCCGTATGTCCCGTCTGCTCGACCAGCAGAATGTTGACACACAGGGCCGCTGGCTGGTAATTGACCCAGTATTTGCTGAAATCCTGAAGGACGAAGACTCACGTCTGCTGAACTCAGACTTCGGTGGTTCTGGTCTCCAGAATGGTCTTGTAATCAGTAACCTGCATGGCTTTACTGTCCACGTATCTAACAACCTGCCGTCTGTCGGTACAGGTGCTGATACAACTGGTACAGCAAACCAGAACTCCAACTATGGTGTAATCGTTGCAGGTCACTCTTCTGCTATTGCTACTGCAGAGCAGATTAACAAGACTGAAACTTACCGTGACCCTGACAGCTTTGCTGACATCGTTCGTGGTATGCACCTCTATGGTCGTAAGATTCTTCGTCCTGAAGCAATCGTTACTGCCAAGTACAACGCAGCGTAAGGGAGAGTAGATTATGGCACTTGGTGATAATACACTTCAAGCGGCACGTGGCAACTCGCAGCGTGGTCGCAACCCTTACATGGTAGAGACTGTTGTAAATATTGCAACTGCTCTGTCCGACAAAGGTTCTGCTCTGGCTGCAGCCGATGTCATTCCTGTGATTGCTGTCAAAAAAGGTACTTGCATCCTTAATGCTGGTATTGAAGTTGACACTGCACAGACATCTGCTTCTGCTCTGACTCTGGACCTTGGTACTGGTGTAGACGCTGACGTTTTTGTTGACGGTTTTGATGGCACTTCTGCTGCTGAAACCTTCGCACAAAACCCAGCAGTGTATCAGCCTGTAATGGCTGTTGCAGATGACAACATTGACCTGAAGATTGCTACTCTTACAGGTACACTGTCAACTGGTAAGTTCCGTGTTTGGGCAATCCTGATGGATTGTAACGACATGGGTGATATGGTTGCTAACGAAGTAGACCGTGACACCCTTGCATAAGCAACACTTGAGGGGGCAGGGTAACTTGCCCCTTCATTCTCTTATTAGGATTTACAAATGGCATACGATTATCTAGGCTTGACAAACGAAGTATTAACTCGGATGAATGAAGTCGAGATGACGGCTGCTAACTTTAGTAATGCTCGTGGCTTTCAGACACAATGTAAGAACGCCGTAAACGATGCAATTAATTACATTTTTCAACGTGAATTTAGCTGGTCTTTTAGCCACGCACTACAGACTGAAACACTTGTAGCAAATCAAACACGCTACAGTATCGGGGCTACAATTTATCATGTAGACTACGAGACATTTAGAATCGAAAAAGATAATACTCTTGGCACTGCCGGAGTAACTCTAAAAGAACTAGACTATAAAGAATACGTGGATAGGTTCATCGACCAAGAAAGCACATCAGATGTAGGTGGTGTGCCTATCTATGTGTTTAGAACGCCAGATAATAACTTTGGTTTGTATCCTTACCCAGATAAGGCGTACTCACTAAAGTATGATGCGTATGTTCGCCCGACACAACTAAGTGCCTCAACGGATGTACCTACTATTCCTGAACAGTTCCGTCAGGTTATTGTAGATGGTGCGACTGCATACGGCTACCAGTATCGTGGTGAAGCACAACAATACGGCATTAACTTTGCGCGGTTTGAAGAAGGCATTAAACATATGCAGAGTTTGTTTATTAACCGTAACTTTAGTTACTTGCGTTCTACATATATTCCACGTTCACAACGATACGGCACTTCAGTATTTACGGGAGCATAACACATGGCTGACGAATCAGGACTTAGCCCGTATGTGTTTGCTTGTGAAGGTGGCCTAGTTCTTGACCAGTCTACCTTTGCTATGCAGCCGGGGATGGCACTGGAACTACAGAACTTTGAGCCTGACATTCGTGGTGGATACAGACGTATCTCTGGCTACGAAAAGTGGAATAGCAACATTGTACCCCAAGACGCTAGTGACACTGAAAAGGTTTTGATGTGTGCATACTTTGGTGGCAAAGTTATTGCAGCCCGTGGCGGCAAGATACATGAAGCGGGTAAAACAGGTAGCTGGACTCAGATTGACACAGGCAGAACCAACGCTGGAAAATATACACATTTTCGTTATAATCTTGGTGGTACTGATTATATCGTGTGGGCTGACGGGGCTAATAACGCTACTAAGTATGATGGCACAACAGTCACCGACCTTAATGCTACAGGCGCACCAAGCGACCCTGCATTTGTAGTAGGACACAAAGACGCACTGTTTTTTGCAGGTATGTCTTCTACGCCGCAAGCGATAACTTTTACAGCACCGTTTACTGACGATGATTTTAGTACAGCGAATGGTGCAGGTACAATTAATGTGGATAGCCCAATTACTGGACTGTTCCCATTTCGTGACCAACTATTTATCTTCTGTGAAGAGCGTATTTTTAAACTGGTTGGTAACACTATTGCAGACTTTGTGTTGCAACCTGTCACTAGAGAGATTGGTTGTATCAATGGCTTCACTATTCAGGAAGTTGCGGGTGACCTTATCTTCCTAGCTAAAGATGGTTTGCGTAGCGTTGCTGGTACTGAGAAAATTGGTGACGTTGAACTTGGTACAATTAGCCGACCTATTCAGCGTAGATTCTCTGACCAGACCGATGTAGATGAATTTGATAGTGTAGTTATTCCTGACAAAACACAATATCGCATTTTCTTTTCTAATGCAAATGTTACTAGAGGAAACACTACAGGCGTAATCGCGGTTCGTAAACAACAATATGAGTTTGCAGATTTGCGCGGTATTCGTCCTAGCTGTACAGACTTTATCGTATCTTCAGGTGAAAGCATTGTACTACATGGTGAATATGATGGTTACGTGTATCGCCAAGAACTAGGCAATGATTTTGATGGCAGCGTAATTACAGGTAAGTATCGTTCACCTGACTTGTCTATGGGCGATGCGGGTATTCGCAAAAATTTCCAGCGTGTTATTATTAATTATGCACCAGAAGCTGCAGTGAACGCTGATTTGTTTGTACGATACGATTATGAATCACCACAAGTGCCACGCCCTGCCGCATATCCATTTGATACGGCAACAGTAGTTGCTATTTATGGCACGTCTGTATACGGCACAGCAACATACGGTGGTCAGTCAAACCCATTAGTACGACAGCCAATTGAAGGTTCAGGTTTTGCTGTAGCACTAAGGGTTAATGATAGGGGTACGTCAGCCCCATACTCGCTGAAAGGTTTTCAGCTAGAATTTGATGTAGGAGCAAGACGCTAATGGCAGGTTATACCAGACAGTCTACGTTTACAGACGGTGACATTATTAATGCTGCCGATAGTAATGACGAGTTTAACCAACTAATCAACGTATTTAGTAATACTACGGGTCACGCACACGATGGTACTGCTGCAGAAGGTCCAGTCATTGGTTTGATTGGTGACCCCGGTTCTACTACGCCCAAAAACAAAGTTGTAGTTGATGACACAAACAATCAAGTAGAGTTTAATATTGACGTATCTGGTACGTCTACTGAACAGTTTATTGTCAAAGACGGTGTAATTGAGCCTACTACAGATGACGACATTGACCTTGGTTCATCTACAAAGAAGTTTAAAGATGCATACGTAGACGGTACTGCATACCTTGATGCTATCAACTTCAATGGCACAGCAATCTCTGCTACAGCCGCCGAACTTAACATCATGGACGGTGTGACAGCAAGTACTGCTGAACTAAATATCATGGATGGTGTTACTGCTACTACAGCAGAATTGAACATCATGGATGGCGTAACAGCCTCGACTGCCGAACTCAACATTATGGATGGCGTAACTGCTACCACTGCTGAGTTAAACTTAATGGACGGTGTAACGTCTACTACAGCCGAACTAAACATTGTTGATGGTGATACATCCGCTACTGCTACAACTGTTGCCGCTGCTGACCGTGTTGTACTTAACGACAATGGCACAATGGTACAGGTTGCTGTTACTGACCTTGATACATTCTTCTCTGGCACAACTAAGACACTTACTAATAAGACGCTTACAAGCCCTGTCATTAGCACAATTAGTAACACTGGTACAATTACACTACCGACAAGCACAGACACGCTTGTAGGCCGTGCTACGACCGATACACTCACAAATAAAACACTGACTAGCCCTACAATTACTACAGCTACGCTGAATGGTAATGTTTCTGGTACATCTATTAAAGATGAAGACAATATGTCTTCTGATTCAGCTAATCATCTTGCTACCCAACAATCTATTAAGGCATACGTAGATGCACAGGTAGCTACAAAAGATGCACTGTCGGAACTGTCTGGTGACTCGGACGACATTACTGAAGGCACAACTAATCTGTTCTTCACTAATGAACGTGTAGATGACCGTGTAAACGGCTTGCTCACTGCAGGGTCAAACATTACACTAACGTATGATGACACAGCTAATACGCTAACCATTGCGTCAACAGATACAGAAGATGACCTGTCAAACAATGACACAGACGACTTGTCAGAAGGCTCTACCAATCTGTACTTCACCAACACACGTGCAGATGCTCGTATCACAAATGCAGTAGGTTCTACTGTTCAAGCCTATGACGCTGGCCTTACTTCCATTGCTGGTCTGACTACTGCAGCAAACAAACTTATCTACACTACAGCGTCCGACACTTATGCAGTCGCTGACCTGTCTGCTTTTGGTCGTACCCTGATTGATGACGCAGATGCTGCTGCTGCTCGTACAACTTTG